CCTTATTTATCGTTCCTCCACATAAAAATCGGGCTTGATATACTTATTGAGATAATACTTCTTATATCTCTCAACAGCAACCCGTGAAATGCCACGGAATGTTATGGTCGTGCTATCAATAAAATAGACCGACAGATTAAAAGTTTTCACATTAGCCATTTTATTTCTCCATCACATAAGTCCACTTACCATCGGACCATTGTTTATATCGGACAATTTTATAACCTTGAGCATCAAGTTCCTCAATACGTTTTGCAACATAACGGAAAGAACCCGATACGATTACTTGCTTCATATTAATCCTCCAAAGTACCAGGAACTGCCCAATATGAGATATCAACTGGTAGAATAGTATTGTATAACCAGGTAATAGCATCAATTCGACGTTCACCATAAACATACGTTTTTGAATAAAAGACAACCATATTAACCTCCGAAGTATGCGATAAGGCCAACACCAAAGGCAAGGCCAACAAGGGTTGCGAATAGTGCGAAACACTGGACGTATTGTTCATCATCTTTAAACATTAGACTTCCTTTCCACATTCAGCAAAGCCTTCATACAGTTTATTCAATTCAACCTTACGGATCTCTATCCATTCACCTTCTGAACCTATACCAAATTTCGCTTTGTAATTTACCTCAAACTCACGGGCTTTTACATAGTCCGAGAACACACCCAACAGTTGATTACCCTCATATTGAGCGCCATACATAGCGACATAAACTTCCGACATATTATTCCTCGTTAGATAAGAGAGCAACAAGGGCGAACGAAACTGGGATAGCCAGCGAGACAGTTAGGACGATGATCTCAAACATTTGCAGCCTTTCTATTAGCAAACTGGTTATGATAGAATTGTTGCTTTAACAATCGCAGGGCTCTGGCTTCAATCTGACGAATACGTTCTGGTGATCTACCAAAATCTTTAGCGATTGAATCCAAAGTCTGGTTTAACCAAAATCTACGATATATAACCTCACGCATAACGGAAGCGTCAATTCGAAGATTTTTGTGGGTGCTTGTGATCTTGATAGCATCTAAAGCATCATGGACATCAACCCGAACCTCGAGGTCATGTAGTTTAAGATAATCATTCAATGTGGACATGACTTAGCCTTTCGCTTTCACACCAGCAGAAGTAAGATTGACTTGTTTAGCACCACGATTAGCGACGGTACCCTTAACCAGAGGGAACGAGGTGTTAGCGGTATTCCTACGGCCAGGCTTACATACCGTAATTGTACCACCATTCTCAATATAGGTCAATAGAGCATCGACCGTGTTGGTGTTAAGAACTAGGTTCTTTTTAACGAACCGAGCATTGTGATCGGTCGTTGGATTGAAGGTGCTTTGAGCGAAGGTCTTGATTGTCATATCTTTCTCCATCGTTTATAGGAGTATTATACCAGGTTCAGAGGAAGAGTCAAGGAAAATCGTTTGGCAACAACTGCGACAAGTTGACGCACCCTAGCGGACATCGGTGTTGAGTTTGGGTTTCCTCAATTTAATCAACTCTCTTTCACGGATATGAGCGGCAGACTTGCCACGAACGACCTCGAGGACGCTGATTGTAAACGAATCGGCACCGTGTTTACGAATGGCGGTGCATAGCTTCCAGCCTTTGTCTTCATTCAAAGCACGGTTTACGTGCTTATTCCAGCGACGGGTTAGGGACGCATTAATGCGGCCTTTGTCAACAAAGGTCACCCCGATATACTCTTTGCCGTTTACAGACAAAGAGTAAATCAGATGTTTACGGTCAGAGCGGGGTTTTCGTTTAATCTTGATCATGGTCTTATTATACCAGGATCTATGGAAGAGTCAAGGACTATTTTGGTCGATTAGGTGTATTATTTTGGCACACCTTAGAGCATAAAAAAAGGCGGGGTTCAAAGCCCCGCCTCATTTGACTTAGATCAAGAAGCCTTTTTCAAGCCCCTTAGATACCACTGCTTGTAAGTTTCAACATCAGTTGAACCCATAGCTGTGTTATGCTCGGCAGAAACTACCACAAGATTATCTCCAGTTGTTTTACCACCTTTGCAATGTGCGATCTTATGAGCACCGACAGCATCCTTTAGCTTTAAAGGTTTACCATCAATATAATCTTTCCAGTCTTGCTCTATAAGACGATTTTCAATTTCTTCGGCAGTATAGCAGCGTTTTGGATCTTTGACAGTAATCACATTCAGCGGATCAAAGTATTGTAGAAACCACTTTAAAGATTGCTCAATCTTCCAGTCTTCTGATCTATCAAAAGAAAGATAGCCACCAAATGCTTCACCAACGGTGCGATTGCTATCTGCTCCATTTGGAAGATCAACTAGATCACGGCGCTTTTCAACTTCAACAAAGGATTTAGCAAACTGATCCCAAAACTCAGCGTAGTTATTAACTGTGAATATATCATACTTAGTTTTCATATGAAAATATAAACGAGTTAGTAGTGAGAATTGGCGAATAGCTAATCCAGTCTTTCTTCGATTTTTCGCAGCAATCGCTACTTTGAGAAAGAAATCTAAAGCAGCTTTTAGTTTCTTTTCAACCTTAGCTTGTTTAGCAGGATCTTCCTCCCAAGTTAAACCAACCGTATCATACATATCATTTAAAACAGGATCTGGAGCAGGACCAGGCTTTTCATCTTGTAAAACACGATATAGAATACGAGCGAGTTGATCTTCCATCTTCAAACGATGATTGTTGTATGCCAACCAAGCATAAGTAGGTTCTTCGGGAGTTCCTCCTGAAATTTCATACAAAGGATGAATAGCGTTACTTACCTCAGGAATGAAACGAACAGTTCTTCGCACAAGAACAGCCAAAGGATCATCACCAAGAGCATTTCGCATTTCTTGTGGATTAACTGGTGTTGAAGAATTAGTGGTACGAAACAAATCACTAATATTCTTTCTAGAAGTTTCTTCAAAGATGATGACACGCATACGATAGTTCCAAATGATTTTTTGGGTCGCTTCATCAAGTTCTTTAAAAAACTTTTGACCATATTTGCTATTCTTGTGCAACTGAAACTCATTGCGAAGAAATGCTAGAATAGCCCGCTTGCGATTGCCACCATCTATAGATGAACGGCTGCCTTTATATTTCACAAGTTTGATCTCACCAATATCCAGACCAGCTAGAATAGATGCAATAATTCCCTGTGCTTTTGAAGGACTATTTGAGGAGTGAAAGAGAGTATCAACGTTCTGTCGTTGCCACTCTGGATTGCAGTCTATTGTAGCAGCTTCACGCTGGAAGTCATCAATAGACCAATCATGATAAGACCATTTTAAACTATAAGACATGATATATACCTCTCTGGGTTGTGAATGAGTGTCGCCTCATTCAATATATCCATTATACTCTTCTATAATGGAATGTCAAGAACTATTTTAGTTCAGTGTTCAAAAAAATCATCAACCTCATCAAAGTCTTCCACATGTTCCATCCATGCCTTCTTAAGGTTCTTTAGAGGACGACGATCACGCATTTCAGATTCAGGTCGCTCCATACGCTTTCCTCCGTAACGCTTATCTTCCTCATATAATTCAGCATACAAAGGATCAATCTTACGATTACTATTTTTATGCTTCATATCACTCACCTTACTTTTTTTCCTCTGGCAACATTCCTGGAAAAGTTTCAGAAACAATTGATGATGTTAAGTATGGAATCTTTTGATCTTTGAAAATCATATTAACAAACACATCAGCCTCAGGCTCTTCCAGTGATTCTAAAAGTTGAAGAAGAAGTTCTAACTTTCTTTGATCTTTAAGATTAGGTGGCACCCTCGGGTTACCTTCTGTAAAAAGATAAACACGAGACAATGCGTCAGTCATATGACTATATGACATGCCTGCAGGTATCTTCTCTCTCTTAAACTTTGGAATTTCCTTTATAGTAAATTTAATACCTGGATGAAATGTACCGAGTAGAACTTGCCTTAGTGCATAGCAATCATTTCTTTTAAGAACTTCAATTCTTTCTGCACGATTCTTGGCAGTCTTGAAATCATTAAAAATTTCATAGATATTCTTATTAGACATTTTCTTTCCTTAAAAATCTGTTATTGATTCAATCATAACTTTAAGACGCTTCTCCATAAAATAATTAAGCATCTTTTCTTTTGTGGCAGGTTTGTAGTTTTCAAACTCCGTCACAATACTTTTTTGTATATCGCTAGGTATATAGTCAAAATCAATTAAAGTTTGATTGCGCTTATAACAGCGAAGCATCCACTCTGTGTCACAGAAGTCGGAAGCATCTTTCTTAATCCATTCATTCATTTTCTTACTTGTTAAAGGCTTTTGTCTTTCACCAGTAGCAAACACATTGTCATTAGATAGAACGTTTGGAATTCCGTCACCACGATCACCTTTAAGAATGTGTTCACGAATGAAAATTTTAGGATCATCAATCTTGATGAAACGTTTTAGTATAGGTGAATATTGTGTAACATTAGGGTATTTCTGCAATTGTCCAAAGTCTTTATCTGACGATAGAATAAGCACTCCTCCATGTGGAGCCAAACGTGCGGTTAACACGGCAATAACATCATCAGCCTCGGCTCCATTTACATTAATAACCTTATAGGGAAAATACTCTTTTAGTTCATCACGAATTTTATTAAGAGTGTCAAAGATCATTCCCCAATCATAACCGCTTGCTTCACGATCATGCTTGCGCTGAGATTTGTAAAAAGGAAAGTAATCACGACGCCAGTAGTGTTTGGAATCGCAACAGAGAATGACGTTAGGGTATTTCGATTTGAATTGTTTAACGGCAGCACGAATGGTGTTAATCGACATATGACGAACCAAATCTTCATTTAATTGATCTGTTTTAGTTACAAACTTTAGATGCTGCATCAAGTTTGCGATAAGAACCTGATTAAGATCCACCAGCAGATAAGACATTTTATATTCCTCATTTGATACCATATGGTATCATTCTTCATTATCTTTGTCAAGACTTTTAGATTTTAGCATTTCTTCTATGACTTTTTGTATTTGTTCCTCAGTCATGTTTTCCATCGATTCTGCATCTTTCTTGGAAATAATACTAATATTTTTCTCAATGAAAGGATGTAGATGATGTTCAAATCCAAATTGACGATATACGGCTGCACGTAGAGCATCCACAACAAGAACCAAATCTTTGGTAAAAGACTCGTCCTCTACACTTACATAGTAATTATCAAGTTCGGTAACAATGATTGAGGTAATCTCGCTAACAATGCTATCAGCCATTTTCTGATCGGCACGTTTCTGTCTTTCTTCTAAAACATTACCAGGAACGTCACGAACAACTTTGTGCTTTGGGAACTCTATTACCTTATCAGTCATTTATTATTCCTTTTATAGTCCTGATACATCCCGTATGCTAATATTGCTATTGTGAATAAGCCAGTGAACATACCGAAGTAGATCATGAACCAGATTACATCAATTTCCGTTGTCTTCAAAATATTTGTAACCATAGTCCATTACCTCATGTCTAACTTGTTCATACATCTGTGTTTGTTTTGGTGTTAGTTTGAAACCACTTTTGTTCATATGTTCATACCAATACACAAAAGCCATTTTGTCTATCATATCTATTCTTTCTATAGCGATATGATTGTAGAAAATATTTTTCACTTTATCACTCTCAAAAGAATCGTATCTTTGTTGATACGACCGTTGACTTTACTTTCTATTGTAGTTAAGTTCTTCATTATACTGCGTAGATCAACCTTACCAGCATTCATTACTTGAGGTATGACTTGTTCTGGTTTACGAACTTTTTTCGTAAGGGAAGCATCTGTATCATATCCTGTAATCGTAGTCCCTCGGACAGAAAGGCCCGAACGACCCACGGCATGATAAACAGAAAGATTGCGAGTTTTAGG